CAATCCTGCCGTGTCTTTTTTGCTCTTTAAAGATTCGGCAACGTCAGCAGACATAACCAGTATCGGGTCGGCAACATAATCGTTTACATCGGATACGCGGGAACGGAGTGCCTCGATTCTATCTATTAAAGGCTGAATGCCGTACCAAGCCTTGTTTTGTGTGACATAGACAACAGGGATTTTACCTATCTCGTTTTTTTCTGCTACAACTTCCCAAGCTCCATTTGTTTTTTTGCATCGGTAAATAATAGTCGGGTAGTATATATCGAAGTGGTAAACCGTTTTTACCCCCTCCAACAGGTAATATCCATGCCCGAAAGAAAGCATGTTGTCGTATTGGTCGAAGAGCGGCCTTAATTCATCCCCTTTGCTTTTTGCGAGGACTTTAACACCAACCTTTTTCTCTCCAGCATCATTTTTGTAAACATAGTACAATTTTGCCGCCTCTGTTTCCGCGCCGGCTAATCTCTTAAACTCCCTCTGTGTGGTGTTCCATCGCGTGTTTTTCAGTACATCGGAATAAACTTGGAAAGCTCTATCCGCTCCGTCTGAATCCTGCTGCCATGTCGGAGGGTTCCCATACATGAATGTCAGTTCTATTTCATTTATGATTTGCTGATAGGGAGCTGATAGTTTTGCGAGGACTTTAGGAGGTCTCCCGATTCTAATTTTGTCTTGTTTACGCATAATCTTATGCGTATCTGGATTGTACTCTAAAATAGCCTCGTTTACCTCTTCGTCCCTGTTTTGTAACAAAGAAATGACCTTTGAAATGTCCCTATCCCGGATCAATTCTTCAACAGTCCGATTAATCCCTATAGCATTCTGAATAGTGTTTGATGCCGAATTGAAAAAAGTAGATAATAGATTCATGGCTTGCCGTTCTGTTTTGGGTGCCTTGTAACATCACAAGACAATGCAAATATAGTGATTTTCAGTTATAATATATCAATATCAAACTCATCTTTGTCGTAAAATACTTTCCGGTCGTAAATATGTCCTAATATTTCAGCAAGCACCCAATATCTTACTGCGTCAATGGCATGGTTGAACTTGTCAATCGGTTCATTTAGCCATTTTCCAGCCTTGTCTTGCAAGTAGGTATAATTATTAAACTCCTTTATTACATTCGAACTTCTGCGAGTAATACATATCTCGTATTCTTGCATTTTTTGAATGCCGGCCATCACACTACCTTTGAACTTCTCAACAGGGTAGATGTTTATTCCAGCATTATATATTTCTTGAATCAGTCGAGGATCTGCACTTTCGGAAATAACTCTCATCTTCGGCACGCCTTTGAACTCTTCTATTATGTCGCCGGCTAACATGTGCGTCTTATAGCATATTTCATCTATGTATAGCTTATTGTCAAGCAAACCAACATCCACTATAGCTGTAGGGTCATGAGTATATCCGAAGTCGTTAGCGTATCCGCGCTTCTTGCAATAATCTGGTATTGAATCAACTAACGTGTATTTAGGGAAAACAAGCCCCTCTACTTGGCATTGCAATCCAAGCCCGTAAACCCTCCATAGGGATTCATTCTTATATTGTAAGCTCTCTATTTCATCGATGATTGTTTGTTCTAGAAATGGGTTATCCTTGTATGTAGTGATGAAATGGTAGGTGCGTGGGTCTCTATTTATTTCACAAAGCCAATGGTCGTCAGAGAAAGATGGATTATAGTCAATGATGGCAAACTTTGTCGTTCTCATCTTAAGCTGCTGCCATTCAATGAATGATATTTCGTTAGCTTCATTCACAAATAGTATATCTCGCTTACGTCCTCTTATCTTCTGCTCATCATCCGTAGAGAAAAAATCAATCCATGAACCGTTTGGGAATGTATAGATGAAGTCTGTCTTGTTCATACATCCTTTCTCATCATATATTCCCATGTTCCGCATTATCTCCTTGAAATCCACAAATACGGTCGCCTTTAATGCCGGCAACGTCTTTCTGACGATAGATAATCTTAAACCAGGATTCTGTAATAAATAGGTGATAAGTCTTATAAGAATGTTGTATGTCTTACTCGAACGGCTGGAGCCTTGCGCCGATATCGTGGTATATTTGCGCTTTTTCTGCCCGTCTACAATATCAAACTGATTAATGGCATTATCAACAATGGAGAATATTTTAGTAGTCTGTATCTTCATGTTCTACATCCTCCCTTTTGTCGATAATCTCAATGTCGATTTTGGGGATTAAGTCTTTCCCGTCCTTACCGGTTATCTCTGTTGTATTTGGAATCTTTCCAAATATGCGTTCTGTGATGTCGTTTAAGGTCTTGACCTCTCCACGTCCGGAATCTTTGTATAATGCCCGGCACACGTTTACAATCCAAATAGGCGTGTTTTCATCTTCTGCGATGCTGTTTATCTCTTTCTTGGTGCATTGCATCAGATAGGCAATAACATCTTTATATTCCTCGTGGGATATGTTGTATTTCTTTTTAGCGATGGTGTATAGCTTGGGTTTTCTGCCACGATTTACAGGCTGATTGTCACTTGTAAAAAGTGTTTTATATCCTTTTTTATTTCCTTTCTCAAATTTTGCCATTTTTCGCCGTTTTTTCGCCGTTTTCAATAATTATTCATCTAGAAGCACGGGTCGGGATGTCCTTGTTGGACATTAATTGTGTTATTGTGCTATCGGTGAGGGCTCTAGATATCTTTGCCGTAGTTTATTTCTTTATTGTCATCTCTTTGCTTTTTTATATATCTTAATATCCATTTCTACTGACCTTGCAACAGCAACGGGACGACTACTAAAAAAAGATATATTATTTTTTAAGTCGTAGTATCCAATATCAACAGGCTTTGAATGAGGATAATATACCTTTCCATACAGTCTTTTTTTGTCGTTTTTTTCCCATAATTTCCATTCTATAGTACCAACAGGTTTACCATGAATGTCTATATGAAGTTCTGGAACCTCAATAATTCCATCTTTTGTATTATATGTTTTAAATCCTTCCCTTTGTTTTATTGTTTTCCCTCTGCTACTTGATGAACTATCACTTCTAACCCCACCGCTTGTTTTCGCCATTTTTACCTCCTTTATTTACTCTGTTAGCCATAAATTGTTCCACATAAATCACATTGTTCAGTATACAAAGCTCCTTTATTTTATCACCTCCGCCGTAAACCATAATATTCGGGATGTCTTTCCCTGATATTTCACGGGCGATTTGGATTTCTTCTTTCAGATACTCTTCCCTGTCGGCATATCCTCGCACAAAGAATGCGTTATATCCGTCCGGGATTCCCAGGCGGTTGTATTTCTGAAATTTTCTTGAAACATTCAAGTCTGCATAAATATTGGCGCCGCATTCCTGCCAATATCTGGCAATCCACCTCTTTTTATATATTTGTTGTAAACCGTAGGCGATAGGGGTTGTATCGAATAGAGACAAGTTGGGCTCTACCAAATCCGTACATCCGCTATTCAGTACCTCGTTAGGATTCTTCCATATCGCTTCAAACCGATAATCTTCCACATAAAAATGATAGGTGGATATGCCTTTCTTCGCTCTTTTATCACTTCCCCATCCAGAGAAAGGCAAAAGAAGACCGCTTTTGGGCTGTCCGTCAATCTTTAGGTTGGGTATGTCAAATTCATTATTGCTGTCATAAATCCGATCGCCCAACATCATCGCATAGTAATCGGCATTTTCATCCTCTTCTTCCTCATCCTTTTTCGGATCTTTGCTTTTTTTCTTCGGCTCTTGCCATACATCAAATCCCCAATCGTCCAATTCTTCCATATCCCATTCATTGGCTATCATATCCCAATCAGTTTCACCGAATGAATTGTTATCTTGAATCACTATTTCACGGAGTTTCTTTGTAGGCATGTCCTCTGGAAGAATACATACAGGCACTTTTTCCCATCCTAATTCAGAATAAGCATTTAGGCGCATATTACCACCCAAGGCAATATAATTTCCGTTGAGAGGGTAGACGATGATTTCACGGGCTTCTGTCAGTTCGGGAAGAGCCTTTATGGATTTGCATAGTTCCTTGAATTTCTCTTTGTCAATGCGCCTCGGATTTTGCGGTATATCGTTTATCTGTCCCTCATTAGGCAAGACTAAAGAAATATCAACTTTATCATGAATTACTTTTTGTTTCATGCCAGCCGTTCAGATTAGTGTGTGTTGCTACATAACAACAAAACAAAAATAGCGATTATTTATAATAAATCCAAATAACGCATTCAGAGAATATTTTTGAAAGAACACAGTGGCGCACTTCCTAGAGCTAGCCATAAAAATCAACCAAGACTACGTTAATGTCGATCTCGACTTAATAAATAGAGTAAAAGACATTAAGAACAAGAGCAGATTCTTCAATGCTTCCATTCGGGAAAAGTTGGAGCGGATAGAGACATTTATAAAAGAGGCAAACGAAATAGAATAACGAGGTTGATCCCCGTTATCCTACTTTTAAAGTTACAGACTTCCCGCAATGCGGACAGGTAATACGGATACTACTACTTTCTTCTTTAAATAACTCAGGAACCGGTACATCTAAAGCCTTAGCTATTTCGTATAACTTTTGTAATGTAAGATTCCGGTTCAGCAGCATAGATAAACCAGGCTGTGTTATTCCCATCCGTTTGGCTAACACCTGCATGGTTATTCCTTTCTCCTTTGCAATCTCTTTTACTCTTAGCATATATGTTATATTTAATATTATCGACAAAGATAGATAAATAATGTATATCCGGAAAGAATTTTATATTTTTCAATACATAAGTGAAAAATATTTTTGTTTTTTCTTGTGTAATATTAATATATGTGTTATATTTGTATCGAAATAATAATACATGATTTTAAAAAATAAGGCTATGAAAATTTATAACTACAAAACAGGTAAGGCAGTTTTCGTAAACAACGAAAAAATAGAAATTAGTAATAAGGTTGCTGAAATTTTGGAAAACTACACTATGTTTCCTGAAAACATGTATCAGGATTTGGGTATTGAAAAACGCCCGTTTGTACAGGATAAGGATGGAGACGTATTAAAAATGGCAGAATCTACCGAAGTGGAAAATTTCGAAAGTAATGGAGAAAATAACTTTAATGTTACTTTTATGCTCTACAAAGGGGTTGTATTTGGAGTTTACGGTGAATATGAGGGACAGGATGCAAGCTGTTTAAGACAGTTTGATCTGAATCAGGTTTATAATGAATTTAAAAACACAAACAAATAAACTATGGATTTAATCGTACTGAAAAGAAATGAAGAAGATAATATAATGTATATTATCGAAGAAAATAAGTTTGAAACGACTCGCCTATCGGAGTGCTATGACAAGTTTGGACAAAAGATCGGCAAAGAAAATGCCGAGGATTATTGCTTAGAGAATAGTTATTGCACTGAATTACGGGAAAGATTTTTAAATGACCTGCAGACGGCCGGTTTTGAGGTAGAAAATAAATCTTGGGAAGATTTTGTTGAGAGCGATGACAACTCCATCAAGGAGTTTGTCGAAAACTGGCGTGATGAAAACGAGGTTTACACAGAAGCCTTAGCCTACAATTACTGGGATGGAAATAACTGGAGGTCTGTAATTTTAGACGATGACGCTAATGGTTATAGCGTTAACTACGAAAAGGTAGAGCAAGAACTTGCTGAGCAAGTTCTTACAGCGTACAAAAATGTAACTTTCCCTGATTACAAATTTGGGAAGAGTGAAGTAGAGTCGGATGGTTTTGTGTTCTTAAAGACTCAGTATCCAGGTGATCCATTCCTGACTACTGTTGAACTCTAAAATAAAGGAATTTGCCTGCTTAGGGTTTAGATGCCTGAAAATATATTAACCTAAAAAAATAAAGTTATGAATACAGAGTTAAAAATTTTCTTAGTAATTGTTGTAATAATATACTCATTTATTGGGTATCGTATATACATGGAAAGTAACCAAAATACCCAAGTCAGGGAGAGTAATATTGTTAACCAAGATATTGAAACAAAAGAATGCAGTAAACAAACCACAAGCTCAAAAAACATCACTCGAGAGTATTTTGATGGGCATTATTACATCGTATTTTCCCCCAATTATTACAAAATGGGGGTGATTCATGATCCGGACTGTCCATGTAATAAATAATAAAATAAAGCCTTGCGATTGCAAGGCTTTATTCTTGTCTAAAAGTTATCTGAATTATAAGGATGCAGCACTTAATTCCGCACCCAGTTTTTTAATTGCCTTTAAAATTTTATTAGTTGTTTTTTCACCGGCAAAAGCAACTCCGGTTTTATATTGCCGCATTTTTGATTCATTTATTCCAGTATAAGCTGCAAATTTACTGGCGTTAATCCAGTCGAAGTAATTAAAGAACGCTTCCAAGTCATACTTGAATTCTACTTTAAGATCCGTAAATTCTTCCGGTGCGGATCCTCTTTCGGTAGTAATCATTTCTTTGACTTCCTGAATGCTTTCCATAAAGTCTTTTTTGGCAATTTCAACACTTTCCCCGAAACCACCGAAACTATGACCGGCGATTTCTGCTTCGGTATATATGGAATATAATCCGTCATCTCCTTTTTCTACAATAGCCAATATTTTCATATTCTTACGTTTTAGTCTGAAAAACTAAAAGTTCTCATTGATACGTGAGAATCCGAAGAAGTTGCGGGGAATTAAATCCCCGCTTTCTTCATGATGTTCTTTAGAGTGCCTTTGGGAACTTCCTGTGAATCATGCCGGGGAACTGTAAAGGTTAGTTTTGTAATTGGACTAAACCAATGGTCGTGCCGTCCGCCATGACTGAGAAAGTAACATCCTTTTGCACTGAGCATCCTCTTTAATTCAGATGTTTTCATATCTCAAAGAACTTTTAGACAATACAAAAGTAACAAAAACGTTACTACTGTGCAAGTAATTTGGGAACTTTTTTAGGTTTTCTACAAAATATTTTCAGCACCTAAAAATACGATATTGCCGAATTGACAGGTGTTGAATAAAAAATAATTTATTTCACCTTCACTAGTGTATTTTCTTCCATAATTTAATATATTTGTGGTGTCCACTGTAATCGGAATTGAAATTTGTTTTTTAAGAGGGACACTTAACCTCTTGAAAATTTTAATTGAACCATAACAGTGGACATTTTTATTTCAACACTACTTGCAATTTCAAATAATAATGTATATTTGTAATCCCTTCTGCATTGGAATTGAAATATGTATGTGGCTGTTTTATTATGCCTTGAATTGTACCAGCAGAAGGGATTTTTAAAAGAACATTACTGTAATGGAATTGAAATATATATAGGGCTGATTGCCTTTAATTGTCTTAAATCGAACCAACAGTAATGTTCTTCTGTTTTTTTTAAATTTAAAACGATGGTAACTGAAGAAAAAATTGTCGACCTGTTAGGGGATTATGTTTCATGTATATCCCTAACCGAAGAACAGAAAGAATTAACACCTGAACAGAAAGAGTTTTATCAGGCTGCGGATGTTTGCCTTGAAATCCTGAAAAGGACAAGGTTAATATCCGGAATAGTAATAAAGCGGCCGGATGAATTTAAAGAGGCATGGGAAGAAGATAAGCCTGAGTTTGATTTTATGTCTAAATACGCTATTTCTACCTGCGAAATAGCTGATGAAGTCATGAAAAAAATCCGGGAATGAGAATAAAAGTAATCCTAAATGCTGATCCCGGAGATTTTATTGATATTAATTATCAATACAGCTTAGCAGCTTGGATTTATCGCGTTATGGATAAATCGAATTCGGGATCGGCAGAATTTTGGCATAATTCCGGGTTATCATTTTCTGAAACAGACAATCGGCGTTATAAATTTTTTACATTTTCTAATCTGTATATTCCGAAGTTCAGGCTAGAAGGAAGGAGAATGTATATTTTGTCGGATTATATTTCATTTATTTTCTCTACATATATAGATGAAATTGGATGTGATTTTATCGGGGGATTATCTGAAAACCCCGGATTTTATGTTGGTAAATATCTTAAAGTAAAAGAAATACAGGTATTAAGAGAAGACGATATTAAATCAGGCGTAATACTAAAGGCCAAATCTCCTATTTACGTTCAGTCAGATAGCCTGCATTTAAATCCGATAGAACATAAAGATATTTACTCTGCTGCAATACACAAAAATTTATCCTCTAAATATAACGTATTTTATAAGTCTGACCGCCACGATTTTATTCAGACCTCTGTAACGATTGTGTCTGGAATTAGGCAAAAACTGATTACTATAAAAGAAGGGAAGGATTCAGAGACTAAAATAAAAGGCTTTTTCTTTACATTTAAAGTCGAAGGTGATCCGGACCTGATCGAAATAGGTTACAAATGCGGATTTGGGCAAGGAAATGCGATGGGGTTCGGTTTTGTCGATGTGATAGAACACAAAACCACTCAAAAGGCTAGAATATAATTTTATAGATAATTAAAAAGACCGGGACTATTCCCCGGTCTTTTCATACAATACATAGTCTATTACTTTTCTATTTGCTTCGTCTACTTGTGTGTAGTCATATTCACGGTATTTCTCAATAACTTTTTGCGACGACCGCATTTGTGCTTTGTCTATTGTTTCGTCTGGTATTCTGAGTTTACCTGCAATTGTGGCCCACGAATGGCGGGCATAGGCAAAGGTAAAGTATTGTATTTTATCCTTCGAATCGCGCTTGTTATTTATTTTGTCTATTGATTCTCTGATGCTTTCGTTTACTATGCGTAAAAGCGTTGCACGGTCCGTATATAACGTTTTTATCAATCTCGTTTTTGATGAATCCGCATATCGATTAATAATCTCTATTATTTCCGGTTGAAGTGTAAGTTTTAGCTTTACTTTATTACCGGCTTTTCTGAATGTCTTTAGTCTTTTTACATCTATTCCCCTCTCAAAATATGGCATATAAAATATATCTTTCATGTTCATACCGCACAGAAAGAACGACAAGAATAGAAAATCTCTCCCTATTCCCGTTGTATCGTAAATCTGTTTCAATACACCTGCTTCAATACACCTTATTTCCGTGTCGTAATCCGAAGGTATTTTGAAATTTCGGAAAGGGTATAAGTCGGCACTTATCAAACCGTCTCCAATTGCAATATTAAAGATTCTCTTTATATTCCGGAGATGCTTATTAAAGGTTACTTCCTTGCCTTTGTACTTTAAGAAATACGCCTTTAATTGGATAAGAGCGTTCCTGTCTATACTTTGGAAATGAATAATTTCGGATTTGAAAAATTCAATCATAAGGTTTTTTGTTCCTTCAAAGGTAGAAGCATATCCGCTTCTTTTTAATTCTTCGGGTGCTTCTTCATTTTTAAGGTCTTCTATTTGCTTTGAGATAACCCCAATGAAATCAGATACAGATTTTAGAGGTTCTTGGGATTTAGAATTGATATTGTCGTAGGTGACAAATAACTGCTTTAAGGTTTTGACGGATGCATTTTTTACCGAATCACCGAGTTCTTTATAATAAGTTTCATATCTGCTTTTTTGAGCAAATAGATCTGAATTCCATTTTGCTGCTTCTTGGAATTCCTTCTTTATTATCCCATTATCAGGGTCAAAAAAAGTGGGTTCGATATAATAGGTAGTTGGAATAAAGGTGGGATCTTCCCCTTTTTTCTTAATCTTAATTTTAATATTCCCTTTCCCTGTTTTTCCTGAAACGTCTCTTAGCACTACACTTAATTCCATAATGTTTATAATTTTTTAACTATTAAATGGGCTAAAAATAGCCTTTAGACCTAATTTTGAACGTCATTTTTTATGAATTGTTTCAAAAACCTTGAAAAATTTCTACTGGATTTCTACTGGAATACCCCTCTTTTGGACACAAAAGTGTGCTTTTTGTTACCTAATCAGGTAGAGTAAGAACAACAAAAAAGGTGTTAGAATATAATCTAACACCTTGATTTTCAAATTGTACTCGAGGCGGGAATTGAA